GCTTTATTGATGGAACTCGTTCTAACCATGTCCACCGGCTTGCCCGGTAGGAATCCGGTGGAAAGTCCGGAATACCGCGCGCTTGAAAAGCGGCGGGCGTGGGACCGGGATCGAAAACAGAGGGAACGCGCTGCCAAGCTGGCGTCCACTCTGTCCACCGGACATCCGGTGGAATCCACCGGACATTCCGGTGGAAATGCGGACGTTCGCTCTAATGATGAAGAAGAGAAGAATAGAAGCTTATCAGTAAAGAAAGAAAGAAAACAAGGTTCTCGTTTACAAAGCTCCGCGCGCGTAAGTGACGAAAATCGTGTGATCGCCATCGAATGCGGATGTCCACCGGACAGGGTGGACGCGGTGTGGACGGAATTCGTTGATTACTGGTCGGACATCCCTGGGCAGAAGGGCTGCAAGCTCTCTTGGACGGGAACGTGGCGCAACCGCGTCAAACAGCTTTTCGGAACCGGATTTGGAAACGGAAAATCCCATGGAACAACTCAAAATAAATCCGTCTCAGCCGTCGCCAAGCGCATCGCAGAGCAGTTCGAGAGCCAATCCCGCGACAGTATCGAGGGCAATCCAAATGTTGTTTTCCGCTTACCGGCGCGATGATTTCAACGACCCGGAAGGCTTTGTGACACAACTCGGGGTGATTTTATGCGATTTCCCGGCCGAAGTTGTGGAATATATTACCAGCCCGCGAACAGGGATACAACGCCGCTCGAAGTGGCCCCCAACGATCAACGAAATTATTGAGGCTTGCGAGCAGCACCAGGAGCATCTGGCGCGCTTGCGGGCCCCACGTCCGGTCTTTGGAAAGCGATTGCCGACCCCGCTCTTCCGAGACAGGCCGCAGGGATCGCTCGCCAACGTATTCGTTCCCGAAGGACATCCGCGCTATGCGGCCTTGGTGAAGTGGACCGAGACTGAGGATCCGATATGGTGGAAATACGGTTCATCCTCTGATGGTCGGGCGGGGCTTTGGGTATCGCTCGCGGCTTGGGAAACCGCGCGATGAAACCCCATCGTGAAATCGGCTTCGACAAGAAAGCGGAAGCAGCTGCTACCGATGTTCGCGGGCCGACTGCCGAGCGCATCTGGAAAGCTAATGGGGCCTTCGACATTGGCGGCGATGATCGCGGCATACGGACCTACACGTTCTCGGATTGCCCGCTCGGAGCTATGTTCAAGGGCAAGCGGATTGATCCAATGGAATTCACTGCGTTGCAACGATACAAACATCATTGGCATCACGGAGGGCTCTTATCCTCGATGGGAAGCGTTGATCTGAATCGGGTTTTTGCTTCTGATCCATCGAATTTCAGCGGCATGGCGAAATCAGAACGCCAGGCATTCCATCGCCAGCAGTATCGGGAGGCCAGGGAACTGATCGGGCATCGACCGGGAATCGTGGTCGATAACGTGGTTTGCCAAGAACTTAGTCTTGAAATCGGAGGCTATGCGATTGGCTGGCGAAACAGGCCGCAAGCCGTTGCCGCCGCAACCGAAATGCTTCGCGATGCCGGTTATCGTTTATCCAAGCATTGGGGCATCTCGTGAAACAGCACTTGACGTGTAACGGCAAATCAGTTTGCTCTGATACATCGCCAAAATTGGGTCACCCCTCCATGAAGGAGCCGGCGTCAAAAAACGTCGCCGCGCATTTTGTTGATGCACTCAATGGGGCGCCTAGGCAGAAACTCACCTGCCACCGCTGTCAGCGGTCGTTACCGGAAAAAGAATTCGCTTTCATAGGATCTCGGCTAAGGCCGGCGAAATCGCTTTACGGAACCCAAAAGATAGTAACCGTCCTGCACGGGCATTGCGCCACTTGTCGCAAGCAGGCGAAGGGTAAATGGGCCAATCATCCGCTCTACACGCCGGAATTAGATCGCTTCTGGTCGAACATGAGCCGGACCAGGGAATCCGTCGCTAAGACTCGCGGCATCATCTGGGCGCTCGATAAGGATGATCTAATCGGCAAATATCTGGAGCAGGATGGACTCTGCGCCTATTCCGGATTGCAAATGAATTACGCCAAGACCGGCCCGACCACGGCGACAGGCTCTCATCTAAGTGCGCCGAGCATTGATCGGACCGATAGTGCGGGTCACTACACCCCGGACAATATTCAGATCGTAATGGCTGCCGTAAATATTATGAAAGGCGAAGTCAGCGAAGACGTTTTCTTACAGCTTTGCAGACAGATAACGGTGAACAGGATGCTATCATGACAGCCACCATCATCCAATTCAGGCTGCGTCCAAATCCCATGCGCGATGCCCAGCAAGCCTGCGAAGCGATGCTAACCATCTTTTGGGCGCCATTCTTCGCATGGGTTGAGATGCTGGAAGATCCTATCGACTGGAACGCGATCAAGCCAAAGGAGCCCGCATGAGCCGACTGACATCAAAGGAACGCAACAAACTTCCCGCCAGCAAGTTCGCCGGCCCCGGACGTTCGTTTCCGATCACGGATAAAAACCACGCCAAAGCGGCTCTAATTGATGTTGGCCGCGCCAAGGGATTATCCAGTTCCGAGAAGGCCAATATCCGCTCCCGAGCGAAGGGATTGCTGGACAGGGTTGGGAAGTAACCCGGAAACCATAAATGGCTAAAGCAGTTGCAGAAATCCGATCTTTGGCAAGGGGACATACAGAAGCAGCCCTCAGCACGCTTGCCAGCATCATGCATCAGGAAAAAGCGCCGGCTGCTGCCAGAGTAACTGCTGCACAGGCATTGCTTGATCGGGGTTGGGGAAAAGCAGTCCAGCCATTGAGCGGTGACGAAGAAAACCCGCTGAATATCATTCACACCATAAGGCGCATCATTGCGGACCCTAGAAATTCAGACCGCGAGAGCATTCCAGCCGCTCCTGAAACCCGCGAGGTATAAGGGAGCGTGGGGAGGCCGCGGATCGGGCAAGTCGCATTTCTTCGGTGAGATGGTTTGTGAAGAATGCATGATGGTCCGGTCAACGCGGGCTGTTTGTATTCGTGAAGTGCAAAGAACCTTAGCGCAGTCATCGAAACATCTGATCGAATCCAAGATCAGGGAACTTGGTCTCCAACACGAATTTAAAATCTGGAATGACCGGATCGAAACGCCCGGCGACGGCCTGATAATGTTCACGGGCATGCAGGACCATACCGCGGACAGTATCAAATCGCTGGAGGGTTTTCGGATAGCCTGGATTGACGAAGCACAGACATTATCGGCGCGAAGCCTGTCTCTGCTACGTCCGACGATTCGCGCTGAGAACTCCGAACTATGGGCGAGCTGGAACCCGCGTCGTAAATCGGATGCCGTTGATGATTTCCTGAGAGTAAGGAAACCAACCGGCGCTGTTGTCGTCAAGGCCAACTGGCGAGATAATCCTTGGTTTCCGGCCGTGCTTGAAGACGAGAGGAAGTTGGACCTTGAATTATATCCAGACCGTTACGATCACATTTGGGAAGGCGATTACGCGAAAGCATTCGAGGGCGCTTACTTCGCTGGTTTGCTGGCAGACGCGAGGGCTAAGGGACGCATTGGAAAGGTGTCGGCTGATCCGCTCTTACCCCTCCGAGCCTTTATCGACATCGGCGGATCGGGAGCATCTGCCGACGCTTTCACCATCTGGATTGTCCAATGGGTCGGGCAGGAAATCCGGGTTCTCGACTATTACGAAGCGGTCGGACAAGTCCTAGCGTTTCACGTCGCATGGCTCAGAAAACACGGCTATCAGGATGCAATTGTTTATCTTCCCCATGACGGGGTGAACGAAAACAACATCACCGGCAAGCGCTATGAAGAGCATTTGCGGGATGCGGGGTTCAAGGTTGAGCCTCCCGTCAAGAATCAGGGCAAAGGCGCGGCGATGATGCGCGTTGAGGCTGTCAGGCGCTTGGGATCGAAAATGTGGTTCAACGAAACAACGACAGAGCCCGGCCGTGATGCGCTCGGTTTCTATCATGAACGCAAGGACGAAGCACGCAATGTCGGCCTTGGCCCCGATCATGATTGGTCAAGCCATGCCGCAGATGCGTTTGGGCTGATGGCCGTTTGCTATGAAGAACCGGGACGGCAGGCTAACTTCAACCGCGTGATCAAATATCGCGAACAGGGCTACGCTTAATGCCTAAAATGTCCGTTCTGAACCTGAAAGCCATGCTGGCATCCGAGAAAGCATCCGCCCTTGCCGCGACTGCCGCAGCGCAGCTCGCCGAGGACCGCTCCGATGCGATGGATTACTACTTGGGCCATATGCACAAGGACATGCCGGCGCAGGATGGCCGCTCCAGAGCCGTTTCTACCGATGTTGCCGACACTATCGAAGGCTTGATGCCTCCACTGATGGACATCTTTGCGGGCTCTGACGAGGTTGTCAGATTTGAGCCTGTCGGTCCTGAAGACGAAGCCGCGGCCCAGCAGGAAACCGATTACGTCAACCACGTCTTCATGCAGAACAACCCCGGTTTCATGATTTTGTACGGGTTTATAAAGGACGCGCTGTTATCGAAAACCGGAATTGTCAAGGTTTGGTGGGAAGAACGCGAAGAGGAAGAACGCGAGACCTATTACGATCTGGACGAACAGCAATATGCGGCTCTGGCCTATGCGGTTGAAATGAGCGGTGGGGCGATGAAGATTGTTGAGCATACGCAGAACGGTGACAGCGACGCGGGCGAGCCAAACGAAGCCAAAGAGGCCGCTTACTGATGGACGCCCTAACCCCGGTTGCAGCCCTCCAAGCCATGCCGCCGGAACAACCCAAGCCCATCACCCACGACGTAACAATTGTCACAACTCGAAAACTCGCACAGGCCAAAGTTCTAGGTGTTCCCCCCGAGGAATTCGGTATCGAGCGCGGCGCACGGGATATCAAAACGTGCAATTACTGTTTCCATGAGGTCGTCACCAAGACAGAAGCCCAGCTCATAGACGAAGGCTTCGACG